CTGTTACTATTGGATCATATATTACAGGTGTGGGGATTATTACAGGTACTAAAGTCACTGGGTATATTGCAGCTTCTGGTGGGGTAGGTACTTATATTGTTAACTATACTCAAACTGTTTCTTCTACTTCGATGGAAATGGTTACTACTAGCACAGGACTTTTACTTGCTCATGAAACGGGTGTAGATAACTTATCAGGTATTGCTACGGTGCCTATTGATGCATACATTCAATCTTCAGATATTGATATAGAGGACGGTCAGCACTTTGGGTTTGTTTGGCGTATTCTTCCAGATATAAACTTTAACGGCTCAAACGTTAACAACCCTTATGTGACTATGACTGTTTGGCCTAGACGAAATTCTGGTGCTCCTTATGGTACGGCAGATGCTCCTACTATAACAAGTGATGATAACTATGCCCCTCCATACCCACCCAATTCAAGCGTATATATCGTACAGCAATATACAGGTCAGGTGTATACAAGACTAAGAGGCCGTCAGTTAAGCTTTAGAGTAGAATCTAATTCAATAGGAACTGCATGGCAGTTGGGCAGACCTCGAATTGATATAAAACCTGATGGCAGGAGATAAGTAAATACTTATGACTATTAAACTCCAACCTCCTAAAGCGCCTAACTTAATAACAGCCCCTACGGACTACAACCAGCAAAACCAACAGCAGTTTTTGAATATGCTAAGGTTGTATTTTAATCAGCTTGATAACTTTACACAAACACAAATACAAAGCACTTTAAACGGTATTGTTGTACCTAATTTTACCACTACACAAAAAAATGCCCTTGTAGCCCCAGTTGCGGGGCAAGTTATATTTGATACTACATTAGCTAAATTATGTGTATATTCTGGCACGGCATGGCAAACAGTTACTTCTATATAAAAATATGGTAAACTTAATAAAATCAATTCATAAGGTGTAGTATGAGCAACTTAGCTGAACTTGGTAACATGCCTTTTATATTGGCTATCGAAGGGATCATGCGTGAGAACTTTGACCAAGCGGTTTTAAAAGAAGGAACTGATACACAACACTATCAGATTAAAGGTGTATATGCAAGGACGATGTTTGTGCCAGCAGGGATGTTGATAACAGGAAAGATTCATAACTTTGAGAGCATAGGTATTCTTGCTCAAGGTACAATGCGTATAACAAACGGTGAAATAAGTGCAGTTGTGTCTGCTCCTTACATTGCCGTAGATAAACCTGGTATTAAACGCTTAGGTTATGCAGAAACAGACTGTACATTCATCAGTATCCACCGAACTGATGCGGAAGATATAGCCGACATTGAAGAAGAACTCGTGTCAGATACTTTTGAACAATATGAAATTAAAAGATTGGAGAAACCATTATGAGTTTTATTGACGCATTAGCTGTTATTGGTGGGGGAGCAGCAGAAGCGGGAACAGCAGAAGGTGTCGGAGCTGGTATTGGTGAATTGGGTTTTGCCGGATTAGACGGTATTGGTGAATTGGGTTTTGCCGGATTAGACGGGGGAACAGCACTGACCGCTGGGACTGGAGAAGTTGGATCTTTAGGCGGTGGGTTAGCTGGTTGGGCCCCTGCAGGGAGTGCCGGATCTGAAATAGGGGGTGCTGGTGCAGGAAGTGCTGGAGCTGGTGCTGAGTTAGGAGTTGGACAAGGCGCTTTAAACAGTGGTCTTAGTAATATAGGTGTAACCAATCCCCTTGCTCAAAATATGATTTATGGTGGTTTAAAAGGAGCAGCTATTGGAGCAGGAGTAGGAGGGTTAGGTTCTGCTATCACAGGACAAGATGTTGGTAAAGGTATGTTGGGCGGAGCGCTATCTGGTGGTATAGGCGGTGCTGGTGGAGCAGGTCTAGCGGGTTTATCTGGCACAGGTGGTGCTTTGGGCAAAATAGGAGAATTTGCAACAAATCATGATGTTTTGGTTCCTGCTGCATTAAGTACTTTATCCACGCCATTTGTTAACAAGGCATTAAGTTCAACAAGTTCTATACCAACAGATACTGGCCCTAGTTATAAAACAAATATCCATTGGGCAGGCCCTACACCTGGAACATTTAACCAAGCAAGTTTTACTCCAGACCTACCTAACCCTACCGATTACTATCCAACTTCACAAGGTTATGCTGGAGGAGGAATATTAAGTGGGTTACCGGGTGCCGATATTGCTAAATCTGTTTTTGATTCTAGCTTGGGTAAAACACTTGCACCAGGATTAGGCGGTTTGTTATTTGACGGTATTGATCCTTCCACTACTGACCTGAGTACTTTAACGCCTGAACAGATCCAACAATTAAAAACACAATTGGCAGGGTCACCTCAACCCGGTACTACACCTACTGCAACCACTGCAAAAACAGGTGGGATAATGAACTTAGCGGTAGGTGGTGATGTTCCTAAATATACACCAGCAGGTTTGCCTGCGGGATTGCCAGAAGGTTTACCAAATAAGATACAACATTTTGCTCCAAAGCATCCCCCTGCCGATACTAAATATTCACATCCTATTGAAATGGCACACGGGGGTATCGCAGACTTAGGTTCTTACAGATCGGGCGGTAGCCCTAATCTTTTACAAGGCCCTGGTGATGGTACTTCAGATTCTATCCCTGCAAGTATTGGTGGAAAACAACCTGCTCGTTTAGCGTCAGGTGAATATGTGGTTAGCTCTCGAATTGTATCTGAACTAGGTAATGGTTCTACTGATGCGGGGGCTAAACGTCTTGATGAAATGGTAAAACGTATTCAGTCTGATCGTAAAAAGACTACAGGTAAAAATAAAGAATACGCTAAAGATACTAAAGCCTATAGGCATTTACCAGCATGATAATTATTCGTCCTGTAGAATTACAATATGTACATCAAGTTTGGCCTTTAATAGAAAAATATATATTATCTGCTTTAGAAACCGAATATGAAGGTTCACCTATGTATTCAATAGCGCATGTACAAAATTATATTTCCTCTGGGGAATGGTTATTGTGTGTAGCTATTGATAAAAATAATGAAATTAAAGGTGCAGGAACAATACTATTTTATAATCAACCATTACATCGCATTGCATTTGTAACTACATGTGGTGGGAGATTAATTTGTAACAAAGATACAGTAAATCAAGTTAAAAATATAGCCAGACAAAATGGCGCAACGATAATAACGGCAGCAGGTCGACCTGCTATTGCGCGTCTTTGGAGACGTTACGGTTTTAATCAAACTAACATTTTGTTGGAGCAACTTTTATGAATCCTATTTTACGTAAAGTCTTTCTTGAACGTAATTTCTTTTCACCTTTATTTGGTGGAATGCCTTTAGTACATTTGTTTTTTGGGGGAGGCGGTTCGCCTGGTCCTACTACAACAACAGTAAATCAAAACAAACTTCCTGATTATGCTGAACCGTACTACAACACCTTAATGGGTGCAGCTACTAATCAAATATTTCAAACAGATCCTTCAACTGGAGCAGTTACTGGCATACAGCCGTACAAACCTTACAGTACTAACCCTTCTGACTATGTTGCTCCGTTTAGCCCTTTGCAACAACAATCTTTTCAAGCAGCAGGCAATCTTCAATCACCAAGTCAGTTTGGTACGGGAACAGGTTTAGCCACTGAGGCAGGCGTAGGTCAATTAGGGTCTGCTAACCAAGCTCAAGGTTATGGTACACAAGGTGCTCAATCAGGTCAATTAGGACAGGGTATCGGTGTTGCTGGTGGTTTAAATACTGCAGGTCAAGCTTTGGGTTATGGTGGTATGGGTGCAGGTTTAGGTGCTCAGTCTGTACAAGCGGGTCAAGGATTACAAAACACATATACTGATCCTAATGCAATGGCGCAGTACATGAACCCCTATATTCAAAATGCGCTAAACCCTGCTTTACAACTAAGCAACCAATCTTATGGTATGCAAGGCGCACAAGAACAAAGTGTTGCTACTAGATCAGGTGCATTTGGTGGTAGCCGTGAAGCATTAATGAATAGTCTTAATAACCAAAGTAGAGACTTAGCCAACCAACAAATGATTGGTAATGCGTATAACGAAGCCTATACTAATGCACAAACTGCTGCACAACAGGCTAACACTGCCCAACTTCAAGGATTGCAACAGGGTATATCAGGTGCTAACACTGGTCTTCAAGGCGTACAAGGTGCTCAAGCTGGGGTTAATCAAGCATTGGCTGGAACTAATCAGGGTATGCAAGGGGCTCAAGCTGGACTTCAAGGTGTTAGTGGTACTCAAGCGGGTCTTGCAGGTGCCAATCAAGCAGCAGGTACATTAGGAGACTTAGGCACAAGTCAATTGGCTGCTGATACTAGTATATTAGGTACACAAAATACAATGGGTGCTCAACAACAAGCACAACAACAGAATATTATCAACCAAGGTGTTAGCAACTATGCTACTGCACAACAGTATCCTTATCAATTGCTTAACCAGTATAATGCATTAGTACAAGGTTACGCTGCTCCAACAGCATCATCCACTACCTATCAAGCAGCGCCAAGTGCTATATCTCAAATTGGTGGATTAGGCGCTACAGCATTAGGTGCGTTAGGGTCAACTGGTGCTTTCAAAAAGAAAGGTGGTGTAATTAAAGAGAAGAAGTATGCAGGCGGTGGTTTGGTCGAGTTAGCAATATCTAAAGCAATAGGAGAATAAGGATGATAGGCAGCTTAATGAATGTGGAAAATACTGCTGAGAAGTTATCTATTCCTCAGTTACAACAAGCTATGAGAGATGGAACATTACTTCCTTATGTCGGTATGCCAATTTTGCAACAAAAGGTTCAAGAACAAAAACAAATGCAAGCCGCTCAGCAGGAACAACAAGGTATAGCTAAAGCTCCCATAGCCCAACAGATTCTAGGTGAAGCTCAAGGTTTAACCCAACCTCCTATCTCTGCTCCACAACAAGGCTCACAAGGACTATCAGCATTACCAAGTAACTTACCAGAAGAGTATGCTAAAGGTGGTATCATTGCGTTCGCAGAAGGGTCTCAAGTTCCAAAATCAAACGCTCAAACAATCGGTGAATTAATAGAAGAAGCAAAGCAAAGAAAATTAGCTTCAGAATATAATCCTACTGGTTGGAATCCTGAAGCTGTTGAAAACTACCAACCTTGGGAAAGACCTATTGCGAGCAGAGAGCTAGTTCCATATACTGGTCAAGGCGCACCAGAATATCCAGCACCCGAATGGTTGGCTGGGCAAAGAGTTCCTGATGAAAATGTAATACGTTTAGGTGATATGAATAACCCTAGACCTACTGGGACCCCAAGGCCTCCACAATTTCAAAGTGTCGCTCAAGGTAGCCAAGTCGGCACATATATTCCACCAACAGAAAGTGTTGCTCAACCACAAGGCGTTAGCGGTTTGTTAGGTAAAGACGCAGTGAGTGGCGAATATATACCTAATGCTGCGCAAAGTCAGAGCCCCCTTGATTACGAACGAGCACCTATTGAAGGGGAAACAGCACCTCTTAAATATGGTAAGACTCAAAAAGAGTATGAAGAAGCTATGAGGAAATGGCGAGCTGATAGAGCTGAGCGTGCAAAAGCCCCCACTATGGAAGAACCTGTTATGGGAGAGCCCGCTATTGCAGAGTCAGAAGTAGGCGCTGGAGCGAAAGGCATTAATTTAAAACATTTAGGAGGAGCTAGTTTAAAAATGTTAGGTGCTCTTAGTCTTCCTGATTTAATAGATTCGGTTACTGGACAACCAGCCGATATAGAAGATTTGAATAAATACACTGCTATTAATAAAAGCGAAGGTATAGAGGGCGTGTTACAAGAGATGGACAGAGTAAGAGCGGCTAAAAATGCAGACATATCGAATAAAATACAAAGTGATATAGTAGAACCCACTAAAGATTGGTTTCAAACTAAATGGTCGGGGGAAAACGGGCAGCGGCGGCAAGCTGCTGTTGCAAAAGCTAATGCAGTGGTTGCTGAAAAACATGGCGTTCCTGTTGAGGCAATGAATGGGCTGTCAGCCACAGAATCTAGTAAAAATTCAAAAGCCTCGTTAGCTCAAATGGCAGCTATTGACGCTGCATCGAAAAAGTACGGCGTTCCTTCCAACATACTATATAACGTAGCTGATATTGAAAGCGACTTTAACCCAAATGCGGCCAACCCAAAAAGTAGCGCTTTAGGCGGGTTCCAATTTACAAACGATACTTGGAAAACTTATGGTACGGGTAATCCAGAGGATCGTAAAGATTTTAATAAGTCAGCAATGGCGGCAGCTAAGTGTTTAAAATCCAATTACAACCAATTTGGCGATTGGGGGTTAGCTGCGTCTGGGTATAATAAAGGCCCTAATGCACCTATGGCTACTCTGCAAGGTAACACACAATATATCAATGATGCTTTAAATGGACAAGGAACACAGCCGCAACCACAACAACAACCTTCTTACGCTGTACCAGATGCACCGACACTAAATGAAGAACCTGTTGATTTTAGTTCCTTGCTAAAACCTGAAACATCTGCTGTTGATTATCAAAAACAAATGCAAGAAAGGTTGGGTGATAATGCAGGGTTGGGTGCTATAAAAAACAAACTATCTAAAATGGAAGAAGAGGGTGCATCTGAAAAAGAAAAAGCCCCTTGGATGGCATTGATGACGGCAGGTTTAGGTATGATGGCAGGCACTTCTCCTTTTGCTGGCGTGAATATTGGTAAAGGTGGTATTGCTGGATTAAAAGCCTATACAGAAGCCCAAGACAACTTGAACAAAAATGAAGAGAAACGTTATGATCTTGAAAACCAATTGAATAACGCACAACGTGCTGAACAAATGGCTATATG